AACAAAAATTGTATTTTCAGAAGAAATTGCAAACGACTCAGAGTCAATAAGGTAAAATGTATTTTTCACTCATTCCAAACATCTCATACGATGAGAAACCAATTAGTTATCCATTTTCAAATTCTGATTTTGTAACTGCTAAAAATTTCTTTCGTAGATACAGAATTAACGATGATGTATTTTCGTATGCTGTTATTTTTCAAAAGTACGCGATCGAAGATGGCGAACGTCCAGATACATTAGCAAAAAAAGCATACGGAGATCCATTCTATGATTGGATTATCATTCTAACAAATAATATGGTCAACGTCCAATATGATTGGCCAATGACAAACTATGAGATGTATAAGGTTCTAGAAAAAGAATATGATGATCCGTATGGAACTATTCATCACTATGAAACAGACGAGATTGGACCATACAAAAAGGGTCAACGTGTTGATGAGACATTCTACAATACAACACACAAACTAAACATTGACGGTGCTATCATAACAAAAAACGGCAACGAGATTTGTGGTCCCGTCACCGTTGCTGAGTGGTATAATAATGAGAATGAAAAGAAGAGAGAAATCTTTTTACTGAAACCTGCATATCTAGAATCATTTGTTAATGATTTCAGAAAACAAAATTTATACAAAAAAGACGCCAACTTTATCAGTCAGCGTCTAAAGAAAACTGGTTGACTTTTCCAAGCAAAAAATTAGCGGGAAAAATTTTTCCAGTTTTACCGTTTTGAAAAACCCATTTTGTAGCAAGAAGATGTTGCTAGTTCTGGATTCTTTTTCAATACTCTGTAAGCATGACCATGCACATCTGTTTCTAAAGTAAGGTGTGCTTTAGTATGAACGACCTGAATCACAAACAGAAACCCAACAAACGAAAGGTTTAGATAAGTCACTGGATGATTCAGTCCTTTCCAGAGAAACTTAATCACTCTTCAGCAAGACGTGCGAAGTAAGACAGTGCGTCGTCATCTTCAACGATTGCCTCTTCCTTGACAGGAGAGGGAGTATTATTTACGAACGGTGAGGTCGTAGTCTGACGGAAAGAAGATCCACCAGTGATGTCAGGTGAGTTGAAATCAGCAGTTCTGGAGGAGACAGGAGCAGAAACATCGATTACTGTAGGTTCGTACTCTTCGCTGTCTACTGTAGGAACAGCAGTGCGTTGAGTGATACCAAGCACCATATTCAGACGCTTCTCAAGGTCAGCATATGATTTGAACTGATCCTTGTGAGTGAATGCTTCAAGGGAATGCTCACTCTTCCAGATTGCTTCTAGTTGATCATCATCAGCTGACAGAGCAGAGACATTATCAAACTCAGAACTATCGTAGTTCCAGTATCCTGCGACCTTCTTGATCTTCAGTTTGAAGTTAGCACCTTCCCACAGATCAAAGACGTTTACTTTCTCTTCATCTTGGAACTCAGGTTGCATAGCAGCGAGGATCTTGTCGTGGATCTTCTTGCCATACTTGTAGAGGAAAACTTTGCCTTCGTTGTCAGGGTGCTTAGGATCCTTCACAACATAGATGTTGCTGTAGTATTGAAGCTTACGCTTCTGCTTACGAGCAGTCTCTTTGTCTTCATCAGCACCGCTGTTCCAGAGACGGCGGTTAACTTCACCAACAGGATCGTTTTCGTTGAGTGTAGTCAAAGAGTTTTCAATATACCAACCACCAATACCTTGGAAGGCGTGGGAGTATAGTTTTGCCCATGGGAGAGTCTCTCCATCAGGGGCAGGGAGGAAACGGATGACAGCGTATCCATTTCCAGAAGCGTCAACCTCTGGTTTCCAGAAACGTTCATCAACGTTCTTACCGCTGGATGATTTCTCTAGTTCCTTCTGCAGGAAGTCAAAGTTTGTCTGGGATTTACGCTTAAGGTCTGAAAAAGACATAGGATTTTTGGATTAAATTGGATTTGGTTTACGTGTTGGGTCTTACGCTTAGTACTGTGCTGCCCAACGAAGTTATTATAGCAGGTGGTGGGGTGGGTGTCAACCTGGTGGTCCTTCACCGTTTTCAAAACGAGTCTTGAGAATTTGGACTTTCTCCAACAACTCATCAAACATCTGTTCAATGGGAGTGTCTGGTGTAGCACCTAGCATAACAACCCCTTGCTTCATTGTCTCAAGGACAGAGACAGCTTCAGGATCGTCACTCAACTTGATGCGAGCATGAAAGATCTTTTGCTTTTCAATAAGAGTTGCTAGAGTATCAAAGTATTCTAGTTTACGTTCTTCATTGAGAAGAGCAAAGTTCATAGCAGATCTAAAACAATACTGCTGGAGTTCCATCATCTCTTGGATATCTCCTCGGATGATATCTGATTTAAAGAAGCTCATACTAACATTAATTTGGCACGACTGGTTTTTTTCATAAAATTAAGTTGTTGAGCATCATGACGGAGTTTTTCCTTCAATGGTTTGCTGATCAACTTATTGATGCTATCTAGTTCAATCTCATTCACTTCACAGTAGTGGATAACCGAATCAATATAATTCATATCGGGATTACTAACAGCAATCTTCTCCACCTCCTGCGAAAATCTCGCAGCAGTCATAAACTTATCCTCTAATAATTGTTTCTTGTCCATGTTGTTCTTGATACTCCGAGATATAACTCATTAGTTTCATAAAGAATTCTTTCTTAGGTGGAAGCACCTTAACTTGAGTCTCTCCGTTTTCACAAGCAACAATAGTTACGAGTTGTTTGACACTCAACCCGTAGTTTTCTTGTAGCATACATGCATATGCAGTTTCTTGAACGAAGTAATCGTAAAGATATTTCTCACGCTTTGGTTCAGCAGCAGTCTTGAAGTCAATGATAGACAACACACCGTCAAACTCAGCGATACAATCTACTCGCCCTGCAATCTCCAAATGTTTAGAGTAGAGCGCCGCTTCCTGTAAGTAAATATTATTTATACGGTCCAAAGTAGGGCGACTATGATGGAACATTAGTACAGGAAGTGGATGCGATTTATACTTCTTCAGGTCTAGATCATTATTAAAGTAGTCTTCAGCAATAGAGTGATACTTTGTGCCACGACCAGTAGCACGAGTTGTCTTAGCATTTGCTGCCTTCTCGCCAACACGAGCTCGCCACTTAGCAATGCCTGCTTTCTTTGCTGCGTTGTTGCCAATCACAGTGGTGACAGATGGATAGTGATGTCCTGTTGGTGTAAGATAAACACGTTTGCCCCCCACCATTTCAGCAGACATTTCAATAGGATCTAGTCCCACATGATTGAACAGTTTCATAGACCTAGATTAATTTTATTAATGATATAAGATTTGACAAGACCAGAGCGAACGATATCTTCCACACCAAACTCAACCAGTGAGAACTCATCCATATTTTGTAGGATGCGTTGGAAGTCTAGGATACCTGAACGTTCAGAGATCTTTTGAAGATCAGTTTGTGCTGCGTCTCCACAGAAAATGATCTTACTGTCTTGTCCCACACGAGTGATGATTGAATCAAGTTCATGGAAGTTTAGGTTCTGACACTCATCAATGATAACGATAGCATTGTCTAGTGTAGTGCCACGTATGAAACTAGTAGACCAGAAGGAGATAGTTTCCTGTGCCTTCAGGTTATCATAGAGCATTTCATATGATGCATCGTCAGGCATCTCAAACATGGATTGAACCATGTTCTTATATGGAATCTGATATAAGTTTGACTTGTCTTCATGATCTCCTGGAAGGAATCCAATCTCTCTTGTAGGGACAAGTGAACGCACCATGTACAGTTTTTCATAAGGAGATGTGCCTGAGAGGATCTCCTTGAGTGCCAGGTACATTGCAATGAATGTCTTACCTGTGCCTGCACATCCATAGAGGAAAAGGTGTTTGCCGTAGACCTCATAGGCATCAAATGCAGTTCTTTGGTTTTCTGTTAAAGGAGTGATCTCAACTAGATGATCAACATCAATTGGTTTTTTGCGTCTCATTTGCTTCGCACTCATATTTTGTCCAGGTGCTTTAGTAGTCTTCTTTCTAGCTGGCATGTCAGTTATACTTTTGTGTGATGGTTCTGTTTCTTGGTGCCTTAGGAGCAATCTTATTCTTCATTATATCATGAAAACCAGGATGTGTTCTACTCATCTTGTCTCTCCAGTCACCTACTTCACCAGAGGCAGGGCATGTAGATGGATCACTCCAATCTCTATCCCATTCTGGATTGTCATCTTTCCACTGACTCCACTCATGAACACTAAGTCTTACTTCTTTTTGTTCACCAGTTTCTTTGTTAATCACTGGGTAAGTCGCCATCGTCTCCCTCCTTTACTTTATTAAATCCAAATGGACCTGCTCCCTTTTCTTCTAGTTCTAGCTTCAG